TATCTTTTGGATGGAAACGATGAATGGAATAATATTCATTCATCCGACCTCTGGATTTACAATAAATTATTTTTAAGTCGGATATTGGGTTATACATGTGGTCCCGTTGGTACTACTGTTCCCAAATCCGACTATTATATTGTGCGGCCATCTTTTAATTTGCTTGGAATGGGGCGATTCGCTCGTAAAGAATGGATAGAAAAGTATACGGACCATATTCATCCTGCAGAATTTTGGTGTGAAATTTTTACAGGAGAACACCTAAGTGTGGATTTTAAATATCAAGAGTCAGAATTGGTTGTTTTGGGTACTAAAAATGAAGAAGATCCTTACTATAAATGGGAAAAATGGGAAAAAATTGATAGAAAAGTTAAATTTCCTGATATTTTAAAAGATTTAGGGGGAAATTATGAGTATATTAACTGTGAATTTATTGATGGAAATTTAATTGAGGTTCATTTTCGCCAAAATCCGGACTTTAGATATGGAAATAGAGTAGCAATTCCAATATGGAATGAAAAAGAATTAAATAAAATAGATATGTCTGAATATAAATTAATAAAGGATATGGATTATAAAAGATTTGGTTTTTTAATCAAATAAATAAATTTTTAAAAATAACTTAGAGTAATTGAAACAGATTTCAATGGGCAAACACCTGTTACTAGAGGTGTATGATGTTAAATTTGACCTCTTAAATGATGGTATTGCCCTTCAGGAAACGATGGAGCGTGGAATCAAACGCGCTCAAATGTCAATTTTGAATATTTTTTCTCATTGTTTTTTACCGCAAGGATGTACTATTGTTATCGCACTTTCTGAAAGTCATGTTTCTTGCCACACCTGGCCAGAAAACGGTTCTATTGCCATTGATGTGTATACTTGTGGTGATGGAAATCCAAAATTAATTGCCATTGAATTGTTAAAATACTTAGATTCGAATAATTTTAGACTTCGTGAAATAAATCGTTAAATAGTAACAGGAGATAGAAACCTCCTTCATAAAAGTTTCTGTTTTATTCATTAAAACAGGAGTTTCAAATGCTATTCGAATCAGACGAAAATCAAAAAAGAGTCATTCAAGAAGTTGTTTATGACCTTGCACCAAAACACAATTTAAAAAAACAGGTCGAACTACACGAAAAAATTCGTAATGATGAGGACTATGATGATTGGTCATATGGAACAGAACCAAGCTATGGTTCTTCCTGGAAGTAAGTATAAATAAATAAAAAACTTTTGTTCGATGGCAATTCAAAGGATATCCAGATCATTTAAAGATATCAGTTTATCCTTTGAACCGCATCCAGTGACAAAGGATCTGCCCGTATTAAAAAATGAAAATGCAATTCGTAGATCCGTAAGAAATATTGTAGAAACTATTCCAACGGAAAGATTCTTCAATTCATTATTAGGATCCGATATTACAAAAAGTTTATTTGAATTTGTTGATTTTGGTACTGCATCAGTAATACAAAGTCAAATTGAAATATCGATTAATAACTTCGAACCGAGAGTTGATAATGTAATAGTTCAGGTAGATCCTATTCCGGATGATAATACATTTAATGTAACAATTATTTTTGACATTATCGGGCAAGAATTTCCAACTCAAGAATATTCATTCATACTAGAGGCAACCAGATAAAATGCCTTTTACTAAATTTACAAATCTAGACTTTGACCAGATAAAGACCTCTATTAAGGATTATCTCCGTGCTAACTCCACATTCACGGATTTTGACTTTGAGGGGTCTAATTTTTCGGTACTGATAGACACCCTAGCGTATAACACTTATATTACGGCATTTAACTCGAATATGATTGTGAATGAATCTTTCTTGGATTCTGCAACTCTCCGAGAAAATGTGGTTTCGCTGGCAAGAAATATTGGATATGTACCTCGCTCCAGAACGGCAGCAAAGGCACAAGTATCCTTTAATGTCATCACTACATCAAATACACCAACTCTAACACTTAAGGCAGGATTAGTATGTGTTGGATCTGTTAATAATAGTTCATATACATTTTCAGTTCCAGATAATATATCGGCAAATGTTGTCGATGGAATCGCATCATTCAATGACATTGACATTTATCAGGGAACATTTTTAACAAAACAATTTACGGTTGATGGATCTTTAGACCAAAGATTTATACTGGACAATTCATTTATTGATACTTCTACAATAACCGTATATGTAAAAGGAATTAATGACAGTGGCCTTGGTTTAGAATATTCTTTGGTTGATAATATCCTAGATGTAAATTCAACATCAACAATTTATCTTTTACAAGAAGTTCAAGATGAAAAATATGAATTACTTTTCGGTGATGGACTTATCGGCAAAAAATTAGAAAATAATGCCGTAATTACTGTAAATTATATTGTTACTGACGGGAAAGAAGGTAATGGTGCATCTTCATTTTCTTTTGCCGGAAGCATTAGAAGTGCGGATAATGGATTTGTTGATACGGGTTCCGTATCAATTTTAACATCCCAATCATCGCAAAATGGTTCGGAAATAGAGTCAATCGATTCAATTAAATATTTTGCACCAAGGATATATTCTTCACAGTATAGAGCAGTAACGTCCAGAGATTATGAATCCATCATTAAAAACATTTATCCAGACACCGAATCAGTCGCCGTAATTGGTGGTGAGGAATTAGATCCCCCAGAGTTTGGAACAGTATCCATTAGTATTAAACCAAAAAATGGAACCTATGTTTCTGATTTCTCAAAATCAAGAATTTTATCTCAGTTAAAAAAATATAGTATTTCTGGAATCAATCAAAAAATAATTGATCTTAAAGTATTGTATGTTGAAATTGATTCTTCAATTTATTATAATTATTCTCAAGTATTTGCTGTAGAATCACTAAAAACAAAGGTAATTAACTCATTAACTGAATATTCGAATTCTTTAGATCTTAATAGATTTGGAGGAAGATTTAAATATAGCAAAGTTCTACAAATAATTGACAATACGGATAATTCTATAACATCCAATATTACTAAAGTTAGAATAAGAAGAGATTTAAAGGCACTTATAAACCAGTTTACCCAATATGAACTGTGTTTTGGAAATAAATTTCACATAACTGGTAATGGATATAATATTAAATCTACCGGATTTAAAATTTCAGGAGAATCTGATACGGTATATTTTACAGATGTTCCAAATTCAGATGGAAAAACTGGAATTTTATCAATAGTAAAACCTTTGCCCGATGGAACTGCTAGGGTCATATCAAAGTCTGCTGGAACTGTTGATTATTCAAAAGGCGAAATAAAACTAGGAACCTTAAATATCATTTCAACATCCAAAGAAAATAATATTATTGAAATACAGGCATTTCCAGAATCAAATGATGTTATTGGATTAAAGGACTTGTATTTGAATTTTAGCATTTCAGAAAGCACAATAAATATGGTAAGAGATGTAATTGCCTCTGGCGATGAAATCTCTGGAACAGTATTTTCCAGAGATTATTATACATCAAGTTATTCAAACGGGAATTTAATAAGAGCGTAATATGATACAAACTGGGTTCGAATCTAGAGTTAAGATTCAGCAAGTTATTAATAATCAACTTCCAGATTTTATTTTGGATGAAAGTCCAAATGCGTTAGAATTTTTAAAACAATATTATATTTCTCAAGAATATCAAAGTGGACCTGTTGACATAGCAGAAAATTTAGATCAATACCTAAAATTAGATAATTTAACGCCAGAAGTAGTAGTAGATAGTACACATACCACTTCTCAAATTTCTTCCAGTGATAATGTAATTAATGTTAGCAGTACTAAAGGATTTCCGCAAAATTATGGATTATTAAAAATTGATGATGAAATTATTACATATACTGGAATAACCACAAATACATTTATCGGTTGTATTCGTGGATTTAGTGGCATTACTAATTATTAAATGTTGGAAATTTTATAAAAGAAGCAAGGTCTTTTTATCAGGCAAAAGGAACTGACGAATCATTTAGAATTCTATTTAATATTCTTTATGGAGTTACCCCACAGGTTGTAAATTTAGAAGATTTTTTGATTAAAGCTTCTTCTGCAGAATTTATCAGAAGAGAAATTGTAATCGCAGAAAAAATCTCTGGAAATCCTTTAAATTTAGTTGGACAAACAATTAAAAAATCTAATGATGATGACACTAGTGCTTCAATTTCAGAAGTAGAACCATTCACTAGGAATAATATACAATATTTTAAAATTTCACTTTTTGTTGGGTATAATGATACCTCATCTGTTGAAGGAAAATTTTCAATTACTTCTAGCACTAGATGTTTGGAAAATGTTTCTCCCGGAGCATCTGTGATTTCGGTTGATTCTACGATTGGATTTTTGGAGCAAGGAAAACTTATATCCGGAAATAATGAAATTGAATATACCAGTAAGAGTATAAATCAATTTTTTGGATGCACGGGAATTGAAGATGAAATTATTTTAGCAGATAACATAAGATCCGACGAAACTTATTATGGATATGAAAATGGAGATCTTACTAAAAAAGTTGAACTTAGATTTACTGGAGTATTATCAAAATTTGCACAAGTATCTGATACTTTGAATTTAGATGAAAATCAGATTATTTCGGTTAAAAGTATTGGCAATGTAATCGATAATCCAAAAAATAATAGAAAATATAAGGAAATTTTTGCAAATTCTTGGATATACAATACAAGTTCAAGATATCAGATAAAGGATATTAATAATTTCATACTACTAAGTCCAATTGATAGATCTAGTTTAAAAATAGGAGATAGAGTTGAAATCTTAGAGAGAGACACTAATATCATATCTTCTTCTTTTACAAATATAGCTTATATTTCTGATATTAATGTTTTAGAAAATAGAGTCATTTTAGATAATTTGGTCTTTACTCCGGAGTCTGGAGTAAAATATGATTTAAGAAGAAAAATTAATACATCTCGCAGTTTAACTGTACCTATTGAATTCGGAAATAATGTTGTGCTATCCGATATACAAAATTTATATATCGATGTTGATGATGAATATGCCTATGTTGCCTCAAATTCTTTACCATCCGGAAGGAGTGAATTTACTGGTAATTACACATATGAAATAGAAAAAAATATTAAGACCTCAAATGCCACTGCTTTGTCCAATGTAATAGATGGTAATTATACTACTATATTATTTGGAAGTGGTGTTCCATTTATTACTGGAG